ATGGAAATGGATATCCCGGTGGTGGTTCCTTATCCTTAGTTTTTCAACCTCTTTGTGAGAGGTGGTTTTCACTCTGTGGTTATAAATACGTACTGGGGTAATAGCCAACATGTATTTATAATGGGGGATCGCAACTTTATATACATTTAGACGACCGAAGCGGTGACGAGCTTCTTCTTCGTGGGAACCTGTTTAGTGAGAGTCACCTTAGAGACACATTTGCATTCACACACAGGGGCGGTGGGACCGGCGGGACCAGCGGGGCCGGTAGCGCCACGAGAACCGGTGGCGCCGGCTGGGCCTTGGGGACCCACACCACCCGCGGTAGTGTTATCAATAATCTTTAGGAGGAGGTCATACAAGCGACACTTATCGAGGCGAGTGCGTTTGAGTTCAGCTTCAATCTCGGTGCGTATAGATTCCATGGTGTATTATATATAAAGGTAAGATAATCTTTAAATGTAATGATCGTGATTGGGCCTAATCTGAATTCAGGTATAGGAAACCAAGCGGTGAAATATACTAAATTGTTCAGACCCAATTCGAGCTATCATATATATGGAAGTCAACTTCCCGAATCCGAGCATGGTCTGATTTATATGCTACCAATTGCTGATCACCTGGAATATCTCAAGTATGTACGAACGCGTGTAAAAAATCTCGCCTGTATGACCATATGTGAAACTGAAACCGTTCATGAAGACTACGGTCTCATCATGAAAGAGTTTAAGAAGGTGGCTGTACCCAGTGAATTCTGTAAAAAGGTATTCTCTCGGCAATTTCCCGAGAATGTGTTCTATGTTATCCACGCACACATTCCTTCACCTCCTGAGCGACCGTACACGTTTTATCATATAGGGAACGTCGCAGATCCCCGTAAAAAGTTTCGGGACATTCTTCAGGCTTTTGTGCGATTGAATGAACCGAACACGCGACTCGTCGTCAAAGCCACGAGTAATCAAGAAGTTCACATCCCATTTCCACGAGTTGAAGTCATCAACAAAATGTTATCCGATGAAGAGATGAATGCGCTCCACGATCGCTGTGATTGTTACGTAAGTTTCTCACACTCAGAGGGTATAGGTATGGGCGCGGTAGAGGCGGCACTCAGAGATAAACCCGTGATTGTTACAAACTATGGTGGTGCTCCGGAATATGTAAAGACACCTTATATGATCGAGTGTGGACTTCAAGAGTTGGAGAGGGACGATTTCCTCTTCAAAAAGGGAATGGTTTGGGGGGGGCCAAACTTTGACCAACTCTTGGAGTTCATGAGACATGCCTATGATACTAGGGTTCGTGTGATGGACCACGAATATACTAAAAAACTAGTTGGGAGGGAGAATGTTCTAGAAGAATTCATCTTGAATGTAATTGGTAGCGAAAATGATAAGACCGATGAGAACGGTACCACTCATCATTGAATCTCGTTGCGCGATGCTTGACATCACGAGATCATCGACGACTTGGATACCCGTGGGCTTCTTAACTATACGAGGTAAAAGGATGCTGACAGTGATGTAAAGTACCATCGCTATTATTACAGGTCTAAGACTCTCCTGGTCTAACATTACGTTTCTATTAATCAGTGATTTTAATTTTGCTCACATCCACCTTTGTTCCCAAGGCTACATTCTTCACACTGTGTTTCTTACAGTAGTCCCCACACACAGCCTTGAATGCGCAGGATTTTCCAGTCATCGTCGTCGCACAGCAAATCTTCTTCGCGGTTCGCTGCTCGTTGATTACATCTGGTGGCTTATCGAGGACTATTAACTTTCTGGAGTCCTTTTTCTGGGCAGCTTCTTGATATTTCTTCTTCATGGCCCACGTCGCATTTGCGAGGCTGTAACATTTCTCATTTGGTTCGCTGAATCGGTACATCTTGACCGCATCCGCGAGGCAACGTTCCCATAATTCATCACGGATGACTTCCATTTTGTTTTCTTACTTTTTGTAAGATTTCACATTCACTTAGGTATCTCCTGCAATTTCAGAGAGGTACATATCAGATTGTCCTGCGAAATCTGGAAATTGATCGACAGTCTTTTTGGTTGTCATATCTTGGACATTCATGATATGCTCCTTAAACTTTTTCACATCTATCCCGGTAGCGTTATGAATTTGCAGCTCAGAGGATATATCATTGAGTGCGTGGAGATATGCGGCCGCATAATTACCATGACGAACCGACATAACAGGTGATGAATCTTGTTGAGCCATGATGGCATATTTAGCAGACTGTTTCACCATCTTATCTATCGACTGTTTCATACCCCTGGATCTGTTCTGCATGATCACGATGAGTACGACGATTGCGATAAAAAGGTAGAGGTACATCTCTTAACTTAACTAAAGAAAAGATTACCGTAAAAGTATCCATGTCCAACCCAGAACTCGTCTCGTTCATTCAGGAGTGTGATGTTAAATTGTTCGAGGAGGGGTGTACAAGTGTGATCGATGTCATAGGAAAATTCATAGAAAATAACGAAGATGAGAGTGCCTTTTATATCGTCAACATCAAGAAAATCGTGGAACAGTACGAGAAGTGGAACGAACACCTCCCGCGCGTGAAACCCTTCTATGCTGTCAAATGTAACCCAAACCCTGTCATCACAAAGCTCCTGAATAGTTTTAATGTTGGTTTCGACTGCGCGAGTAAAAATGAAATCAGTCAGATCATCTCACAAGGTACGGACCCTGAGAATGTCATTTTCGCGAATCCGTGTAAGGCTTCTGGACAGATCAAGTTCGCTCGTTCGGAAGATGTTGATCTGATGACGTTCGATGACGTACACGAACTGTACAAAATTAAGTTGTATCACCCACACGCCAAACTCGTTCTCAGAATTATGGTAGATGATTCTAAATCTGTTTGTAAATTTAATTGTAAGTTTGGTGCGCACCGAGACGAAATCGGAAACATTCTCAACATCGCGAAGAGTTTGGGTCTGAATGTTATCGGTGTTTCATTCCATGTCGGGAGTAATTGTTTGGACGCCAAGACCTACTATAACGCCATCGAAGATGTCAAGAAGATTTTTGATGTCGCGAAAGAAGTCGGTCTCGCGTTCAATCTGGTTGACATAGGCGGAGGATTTCCCGGGTACGATAAGGATGACAGCGTCACGTTCGAAGAAATCGCCAAGGAAATTAACAGGGGTATCGACGACTTTTTTCCGGGTGATGATGTGGAGATCATCGCAGAACCTGGGCGGTATTTCGTGTGTTCTTCACACACACTCGTGACGAACGTGATCGGTAAAAAGAAAATCGGTGAGAAGTTCATCTATTATCTCAACGATGGTATTTACGGATCCTTCAATTGTGTCTACTTCGATCACGTGAAACCAATCATAATGCCCTATAACGAGCGAGAAGGTAAACGCTACGAATCCACCGTCTTCGGTCCAACGTGTGACTCGATCGATATCATATCCGAAAGCTGTCAACTCCCAGATTTGGCGATCGGCGAATGGGTCTACGTCGAAAACTTTGGGGCGTATACGAGTGCGGCTGCGAGTACATTCAATGGGTTCCAACAGACACGTTGTGTGTTTTGTTTTGTGTAACCTAAGTCCACCCAAAAAATGTGTTAAGTAAAATGGCGTACAAAGAGGACATGAGGCGATGCCTGGATGATTGGTACTCTCGAGGAAGTAATAGGGATCTTGAGGGTAACCTGTTCAGTAAAAACTATAGACGAATGCCCATGAAACCCTGGGCTACGAGAGAGTGGGTGGATCAGAGAGACCTCAAGTTATATGAACTCATGAAGGACCACTTTAGTCAGAAAGGGGTGTATCTCTTACCACACTCACCAAAGTTTCACATTCTTCACGACTACGACGAAGTTCGTCGCGGTAAACGGTTTCGGGAGAAGTGTCAAGAAGTAATAAACAACCTAAGTTAGAGCTTTGAATTGTAATAAAACCAAGAAAGCATGGAAAGTGTCCAAAAACTCACCCACATCGAACACGTTCTCAAGAGACCTGACTCATATGTCGGTCCCGTCGAGCAGGGTTCCGAACCCTACTGGATCCTCAATGGTGAAAAGTTCTCCAAGCAGAACCTCAAGTATTCCCCAGCCCTCTTGAAAATCTTTGATGAAATTCTGGTCAATGCCATCGACCGCAACTCTCTCCACCCCAAGCATGTCACTTCCATCGCCGTCACCATCGATAAGGAGACTGGTTCGGTGACCATCGAGAACAATGGTCCCCTCGGTGGGATTTCAGTAAAAATGCACGAGACGGAGGGTCTCTGGAACCCCGAACTCGTCTTTGGCCACCTCCTCACGAGTACCAACTATGATGATTCCCAGAAGCGTATCGTCGGTGGTCGCAACGGCTACGGTGCCAAATTGGCGAACATTTACTCGACTGAATTCTCTGTGGTCATCAAGGACCACGAGACGAAACAGACCTATACCCAATCCTGGTCGAAGAACATGACCGTGTGTGACCCCCCAAAAATCAAAAAACACTCGGGTGCTACGTCATCCGTCGCCATCACGTTTACCCCCGAGTGGAAACGTTTCGGAATGTCCAAGATGGACGATGCCATTTACAAAATTTTCCAAAAGAGGGTCTGGGATGCGAACATCTGTACCACCCAAAACTGTAAAGTGAAGTTCAACGATGAACTACTCACCAAACAAACGTTCGAAGCCTACGCCAAGATGCATGAAGGTGTTGAGGAAGTCTGCTCGGTGAATACCGAACGTTGGTCCGTGTGTATCGGACCCTCTGAGAATGGAATGGAACAGGTATCTTTCGTGAATGGACTCTGTACCAATAAGGGTGGAACCCACGTCGACCACACCGCGAACCTCATCGCGAACGGTATCATCGACGAAATGGCGAAGAAAATCAAACTAAAACCTCAACAGGTGAAGAACGCCTTCAATATCTTCGTCAAGGCAACCCTCGAGAACCCGACCTTCTCCAGCCAGGTGAAGTCTGAGTGTACCTCAAAGTCCCAGAGTTTTGGGAGTAAGTTTGAACCCCCTAAAACATTCATCAAGAATGTGCTCAAAACTGGAATCGCAGAGGAACTCTTGGCCCTCTCCAAGTTTAAGGAGATGAAGGAACTCCAAAAGTCGGATGGGGCCCGCAAGTCTAAGATTACTGGTATACCCAAATTGGATGACGCGAACAAGGCTGGTACTGCGCACTCCAAGGATTGTACCCTCATCGTCACAGAGGGTGACTCGGCGAAGACTCTCGCGGTCGCGGGTCTCTCAGTCGTGGGTCGTGACCACTATGGGGTGTTCCCACTTCGTGGTAAGTGTAAGAATGTTCGAGATGTTTCCGTGGCACAACTGACCTCCAACCAGGAGTTTAACGACCTCAAGAAGATTTTGGGACTCCAGCAGGGGAAGGAGTACACTACCGTCTCAGATCTTCGCTACGGGCGACTCATGATCATGACCGATGCTGATAACGATGGGTCGCACATCAAGGGTCTCATCCTCAACATGATTCACTATTTCTGGCCGAGTCTCTTGAAGCTGAACTTTGTGGTGAGTATGGTGACCCCAATCATCAAGGCCTCTAAGGGGTCTGATACGAAATCGTTCTATACAGACTCCGCGTTCCGCACCTGGTACGGCGACGGGAAACAGGGGTGGAAAGTCAAGTACTATAAGGGTCTGGGTACTTCCACGAGCGCAGAAGCCCGTGAGTATTTCAAGAAGATTCAGGACCTCACGGTAAAGTTTGATGTGGACACGATGACTGATGAATCGATCGTTCTCGCCTTTGATAAGAAGAAGGCGGATGCGAGAAAGACATGGCTCTTGGAGAACACCGCGAAGGATGCTGACCAACTCGAAGTTCCCTATGGTCGCGTCAAGGAGTTGAGTATCTCCGACTTTGTACACAAAGACTTGGTGAATTTCAGTCTCGCAGACCTCAAGAGGTCTATCGCACACATGGCGGATGGTCTCAAACCCTCCCAGCGTAAAGTGATGTTCGCGTGTTTCAAGAAGAATCTCAAGGAGGAGATGAAGGTTGCCCAGCTGGCGGCATTCGTGGCGGAAAAGAGTGCCTACCACCACGGTGAAGTTTCTTTGGCGGACACGATCGTAAAGTTGGCGAATGATTTCATGGGGTCCAACAACATCAACCTTTTGGAACCGTGTGGTCAGTTCGGTACGAGACTCATGGGTGGTAAGGATGCGTCTCAGACGAGGTATATCTTCACGAAGTTGACCAAGGAGGCGCGGAAGATTTTTGACCCCAGGGATGATGCCGTGCTCAATTACCTGGATGATGACGGTCGCTCCATCGAGCCCGACTTTTACATGCCCACTCTCCCCATGGTTTTGGTGAATGGGACAGAAGGTATCGGTACGGGATTCAGTTGCTATGTGCCCCCATTCAATCCCGATGACATCAAGGAAAACATCAAGAGGTCACTCAAGGGTGAGCCGTTCGTCGCGATGCGTCCCTGGTTCAGGGGGTTCAAGGGGGTTGTCCACAAGGAGGAGGATACGTGGATGATGGAGGGTGTATGGAAATGGTCGGGAAGTAACATCGTGGTGACTGAACTCCCCCCCGGTCGATGGACCCAAGATTATAAGGAGTACCTGGACACACTCGTGGAAAAGAAATTGATTGGAGGGTACACCAATAACTCGACCACCGAAGATGTACACTTTGAAATCACGGAGTACGCGGGTAAGGATCTCCTCAAGGACCTCAAGTTGAGGAAGACCTTCCGTGTCTCCAACATGCACCTCTTCCACCCCACCAAGGGTATTCACAAGTACGCGAGTCCCGAAGAGATTCTTCAGGATTTCGTGGATCTCAGAATCGAACATTACAAGAAGCGGAAGGCACACCTCATCGATGTCCTCGAGAAGCGGGCAGAGATGTGCGACCATAAGTCGAAGTTTGTGTCTATGGTCATCGAGGGGAAACTGGTGGTGTTCAAAAGGAAGAAGGTGGAACTCGAGGCGGAGATGTCCTCCATCTTTCCCAAGATTGACGGAAACTTGGATTACCTCCTCAACACGAGGACGGTGGAGTACACGGAAGAGCGCGTCAAGGCACTCACAGATGAGGCGACGCAAGCGAAAGAGGATCTCGAGAAGATGATGAAGACGAGTCACATCACGATGTGGAAGAATGATATTAAAAATATGTGAGCAGTAAGTAGATATGGGTGAGGCTTCTAAAATTTCCCTCAAAGCTATTGGAAAGCAGGATACACATCTGCTTTCCAAAGACCCAGACGAATCCTTCTTTAATTATAAAACACAGAGACATTCAGAATTTAGGAAATATCACCGTGTTCATAACGTCATCAATAATGGAACTATTGCTGGTTGGCCATTTGCACAAACCATAAAGGTACCGTTTAATCCAATGAATATGGGTGACCTACTGAGTAACATGTATCTGAGTATCACGATGCCTGGTATAGACAACGGTAATTACGCTGATCAATTGGGGCGTCATATCCTCAAGAGTATCACGATGTTTGTCGATGACATTCAAGTCGAAAAGATCCATGATGATTGGGGAATTATCTACGATGAATTGTATCTCGAAATTTCTGAGAAAGTAGCGAATAGGTTTCTTGTAAATAGAAATATAGGTTTTGATGAATCGAGTCGCAATGATTCATATGCCCGTTTGAGTTCAAATTTAGTCATTCCTCTTCACTTTTTCTTTTCCAGGAAGTATGCGAGTGATGAATATTCATCGAATAAACCAAATAGGCCATACTTTCCCGTGTGTGCGATTCATCGCCAAAAGATTGAATTCGAGTTAGAGTTTCACAAACAGACATTTTTCACAGATTTTAACGGAACAGTAACTCTTCCATCCTTCAACATTGTTACAGAAGAGATTAGCGTCAGCCCCGAAGAAAGACAGTACCTGGCCAACGAGAAACAAATTCTCGTGACCGATCTCGTCCGGAAACATTCATCCGCGGTAAGTGAGATTGGTGTTTCCACGATCGTGAACAATCTCGTTCCAGATATTCCAGTAAAGTGTTTTCATTGGTTCTTGAGAAATACAGACTTTGAAGTTGAAGATGATGCCATTGGTGCATCCAGTACAAATGAAGAAATGTTGTTTCAAAATCGTTTCAACTTTTCCTCGAACGTGAGCTTCGACGATCAAACGACATTCTTCGATCCCATTATGGAATCTGCGAGTTTCCACATAAACGGTAACCGTCTTCCCAATGTGACCAAAACAAACCATAATTATTACAAATATCTCATCCCATTCAGGAACAGATTGGCTAGGCCGATTAGGAATATATATACATATAGTTTCTCGATGAATCCGATCAATGTGGAACCATCGGGAAACTTAGATTTTAGTCAGATACAGTCAGATAAAACAAATATAGAAGTGAAACTAGATCAAACAGAAGTGGATGTGACTACAAAAACGTACTCTTTGAATATGTATTACACGGGGTACCAAACATTTATATTCGAACGTGGATTTATGTCAGTTGCTTATTAAATAACGACGTTTTGTTGGTACTGATATATTCGATGATGTTATTCTTGATACACCATTTGATGAAATTCAACTGTGCGAGAGTTGTATGAATTTCATGAGATGTTCCGGGAACTACGTATGCAAACTTTTGTGACCGACAAAATGGGTCGAAGAGTTTTTTACTATAGCCATCGAGACTTGATTTATACGCACAATGAACCGTGAATAATTTTCCATCACGGGTTGTGAAAGATGTGTGATTTTTCTTAGCATAGTTGGTGATGAACCATTCTAAATTTCGTAGTGATATACCACTCGATTTGTCTAAAATATTTAACAATTTAGATCTGTTTTCCTGTTCATCGTAGAAAGTGTTTATTGAAGTTAGTAGGATATCAGTTTTACTCATTACCAATCATAGTACCCAAATCTATAAGCTCGTTTGCAAATTTACAACCAGGACAATCTTTCACATACATGAGTTCTGGACTATGATTATGACTATTACTTCTAGCAATTGACATATGTTTCAGTCTATTTATTTGTGTCACATGGTGCCTACAATATCCATCGTTGATACCCCGAAATGTACACCGCCTTCCATCAGCTTTCACCCCTTTGCATATTGTTCCCGAGAATATTTCGGGTATATCCTTCAAAAGGAGTTCCATAGAGATACCGTGTTTTTTCGAGATGATCTCTACGTATTCGTTCATCATCGAAACGAGGCGTTCGTTTAATTCCTCATCGAAAATATCTGCAATTCGGTCATAGAGACTCATATCTTACTAGTAGATTGCTCATATTTTTTAAATAGGTCTTCGATCGATCCTGTCCGAGCCCCTTTAATCCGTTCTCGCAACTCCGTAGCCTTACCAGAATCATCCAGTCCCATTTTTTTACACTCTTCCACGAGTTGCTCTTTCTTCATCGTACTGAGGGCAGGACCAGCTTTCGGCTTTTTTGGTTTGTGTTGATCTAGAATATCACCGAAGATTTCTTGTTTAGTATTTTCAAATAATGGATCGAGAAGGTCACACACAGGATTGAGAAACTTGTTTTCAAAATAATAGAGATAATCCACGGGAATGTTATGCTCCTCCACATATTTAGGATCTTCGGACTTTTCGAACGCTTTCGCCTTTGGATCACCCGTATTTGTGAGTATATAAGGTACCCTATCACCTGATTGTGGTTCGGAACCGGGCTTACGTTCCCGCATCTTCACGACAACCTGTACATGCGACTGATTGATATTCACACTTTCCGGACTCGTTACAGATACAGACTCCCCCTTGATTTTGTACACGTCTGAGAGACCTTGGCTTAGAACGAGTTTCTCGTTTGGAACGTCACCGGAGAGTAACTCGATCGCGCGTTCCCTCGCGAGTTCGAGTGGTGGCCCAGGATCACTCGAGGTGAGAATGACATCGAGAAGTTCTTTACACACTTCCCTCACGTGGGGTGTATTGTCTCGCCGAACAACCTGGAGTCCCTTGATGTCTATGTAGTCCATGTGCATCTGGTCATCCTTTCCCTTCGTCCAAAGTTTCGCGGCGTACCTCTTCTTCGAGTACAGGAAATAGGGCCAATAGACCTTCTCGAGTTCCAGGTTATTTGGTTTCTTGAACAGTGCGCTACACTCCGCCGCCGCCCTCTCACCAATCTCCCAACTGTACTTTACAGCCTCTTCACCCGTTCGGCCACCTACATCGAACTCGACCATCACTGAGTCTGTGTCACCGTATCTCACCTTTGCCCCAGGGAAGTTTGCCTCCACATAGTTTTTCGTCTCCTCGATCATACCGCGACCCCTACACGTCGTCGTAGACGCGATTGGCACACATGGGAGAATACCTTTCCCAGCACCAGTAAAACCATACACAGAGTTCATAGATACTTTGTAGGCAAGTTGCTTACCATTATAGACTTCTTTCATAGCACCCGTCGCAGCCGCCATATCCTTCTTCGCTTTTTTACGAAACTGTTTGAGCTCAAGAAGAATCGCGGGTAAAAGACTCTGCACATCTTGCGCAAATTTGTATGTTTTTTCACCAATCTTGAAGGACTCGTACTTCACCCCAAGTATATTCCCATAGCGTCGTTCATCCATCACGAGTGTCGAGTAACATAAATTGTGTGCCATCATGATCGATGGATACAACGCTTCAAAATCTAGGGCTGTGATCGGTGTATAGTACGCACCTTTCTGTGCGTCGAGAACAGTCGCACCTTCATACGGTTCTTCAGGAAGAGATCCGTACTTGATCGTCGGAACCATGTATCCCAATTCTCTTGCCTTTTTCGTGAGTTGACTGAATACCTTGATTTGCTGACCACGCTCGACGAGAAAGCAAAGGGGAACCCATGTCGCTTTCGCCATCTCTAGAAGGTTTAGAAGCGTACACAACTTTTTCACCAGTTTATGTGGAAGTAGGGTATCTTTGATACAATACTCTGCGACTTCACCCAACTTTTTTGGATCACCCTCCTTGTACCGAGCAAACATCTCCTTCGGGGACATGTCGATCTTCTGATCTCCTAGGTACAATTTTGAAACTTCATTCAATTTATACGAGTCGAGTTTGTACCCTTTCTTCACTTCATGGAACATATCAAATATGAATCGCCCAGTCATGGGCAAAAGTTTCAGAAAATTGTCCCCGAGGGCGCTCGAACTCAATTTCTTCAACAGGAGTTCACTCGATGGTTCGTGTAACCTTCCCAATTTGAAAAATTCTTCATCACAATTGGTCAGAAGTGCCCTTTTATAAATATACTCAAGATCGAACCCAAAGATATTCCAACCCGTGATGATATCGATATCCTTTTCGTGTATGTACTTCTGAAATGCCTCGAGCATCTCCCTCTCTGTATCAAAACTCACTACGTCAGGTCCCTCTGTTTTCTTGTAGCAAAGACACACCTTCTCATAAGGCTCATCGTTTCCGAATGTACACAGTGAAACAGCTATCTGGAAGCACGCATCACCAGGAACATCGGGACTCGGGAACTTTCCAGTTGAACTATTACACTCGATATCAATCGAAGCTACGACAAATGGTGCTATATCATCCCGTTCCACTGGTTTTAGAGTTCTCCAATCGTTACACCAAAGATCGATATCAACCTTCGCGAGATGTGACCGAACACATACACTTCCAGTATCGAGCCACCCGGTGGATTGGATACCCGTGCGGTGCATCAATCTCAGGACAGGATCCAAGTTCGATTCATATACATGATACTTACTATATTCGCGGTTATACACAAACACTGAATTTACCTTCCGGCGATCCGCGAGGGTCTTGAAGTTTAGGCGCATGTAGGCAAAGGTTTCATTATTTTGAAATCCCCATACATCCTTCTTCTGTGTGACACTATAACTCGTCACGTGATCTGGGCGAAGTTTATTCAGGTCATCGTACAAGAGACGAACATCGCGGTCAGTCGCTCCTCTCGGCAACTTTACAAAGAAGTACGGTTCAAAAACAGTCGTCAGACAGACCGATTTACCTGTTTCAGTTTTACCTACTATACTGATCATGTGTTCATCATCCACGTCCCGCGCCTCCCAAGTCAGAGCTTGGAATACCACCATATGTTTATAATGAGCCAAAATTTTAATATCATTTATTAATAAATGTCTGCTGCTTTAATTGAGCTCGTGTCGGTGGGGGCCCAGGATGTGTACATCACTGGTGATCCCCAGGTCAGCTTCTTTCGCCAGAACTATAAGCGATACACCAACTTCGCCATGAAGGCTGAGCGCATGGATTACATCGGCACCTTCGACAGTTCCAACGAAGTTTCCATCCCCATCCGTTCTAAGGGTGATCTCATGAGCTACATCTGGATCGAGGCCGATGGTATTGCTGAGGTTCAACAAAACACGAGTGGTCTTTACTCCAACAATGCCGCCAGTCCCACAGAGTTCGCTTTGTGGATTGGTGGTCAGAAGGTGTCTCAATTGGATTCACTCTACATCCAAGGTGTTCATAACCCTTTGATGCGTGACACGAGTGCGAAGGCGTCTTTCGCTGTCAGCACCAATGCCCGCAAGGATAATCACACGGGTAACCACTACATGATTCCCTTCTTTTTCGGTGAA